GCTCCGTTACTCATTACATAAGAAACATCAATAATATTTCCAGAATCTAAAGCCTTACCAAAAATATTATCACCAAAGATTAATTCATACCTTTGATCTTGAACTTCTTGTATAAAAAATACATTTGCAGTTTCTTTTGCTTCAAATAAATTATTAATTAATTTGAAAGAATCACCACCACTAATTGTTGAATTCTTTCTTACTTTTACTTTTAATGATGTGGTATCTATATTTGGATTCCTTAAAATAATACGAGGATCTTTAACTTCAGGATCATAAGTATGAGATTCTTCTACGATTATACCTTCTAGTACTTCAACATCTGCAAACAGGGCAGTATTGCCTACAACAGGAACTGTAACATCATCTGTAATTACAAATGTAGAAGTTACAGATCCAACATTAGCTTGAGATATTGCAACTAATCCTCTCTTTAGCGATACAGTAACGGGTTTAGTTTCAAATTGATCAAATGATACTATGAATGAAATAACCGCCCTTGCAGCGCGTTTTGGACGGGGTACATAACCAATATTTCTTGCTAGTGATACTACGTTCTCTCTAAGAGTAGCACTATCAATAAAAACTTCGTTACTAACCATGTTAGCATTGAACGAAGCAATATATGTGTTATATGCAAGCGTATCAATTAAAACGGAAAGGTTAGATCCCTCAAAATCATAATCAGTGAATGTTGAGTTAGACTTTAAATGATCAATAATTGACTTTTTGATCTGTGAAAAATCTAGATTTGAAAAATTTACTAAAGACATTTATCTTAAGGGTTGGAATACAAACTCTAATACTTGTTGTTCAGCTTCTAGTCCCACAATGCTGAACCTTATTTTAATTGCTATAGCATTACCTTCATCGTCGGGAGCGACTTCTACTGCATCTGGTTCTAAATCAACGCGAGGTTCATATTGTAATATCGTATTACGAATTTCATTCTCTAAAACTTTTATTGAGTTTTCATTAAGATAATTTTCAAATAGAAGTCTATTTACGTCACACCCAATGTCAGGTTCAAAGAATCGTTCACCCCTTATCGTTGTAACTAGGTTTCTAATAGATCTAGTTATAGCTCTTTCATTCGTCAGCGTCGTTAAATCATCTGTTGCAGGGTTTTTAACAAATGATAAACTGAGATCTTTAAAATATCTAGATGTCCGCGATTCTAACGGCATTTATTTAGAGCATAATATGTTTATTTATTACCTATTTTACTCATAAAGTGTTTCTGGTTCACTTTCATCGGTAAAAATTTCACTTTCTTTGTGGATATTTGTCTTTTTGGGGTCTTTATCATCATTAAGTATTTCACGAATCAGTTTCTCATGCTGCCTTGTTGCTAAATTATCCAAAAAATCGTTTTCAAATAGCATATTTCTCCTTTTTTTATATTTATTGAGTATTATCTTCCTCTTCTTTGCGTTCTTTTGATGTTTTCCAGAAATATTCATCCTCACGACCCATACCAAGTCGATCGAAACCATTCTCTACACTATAATATTCAGTCGAAACTTTAAAATCGGGCATTTTTGGCTCTTCTGGAGTCAATGAGTTGTCGAAAATGCGTAATCTATTGTTTGGATACAGTGCATATTGACCATTATCAAGTTCAATTAGATTATGTGACTTATGTTCTGCTGGATTTTCACTAGTAGCATAATCAATTACATCTGGGTCTTGGTGATAGTTGTCTATTGTACAGACATAAGTGCCTTTTTGGATCCCATGATCACGGGTATAGCACTCAAAATCCATACTTCCAATGAACTGCTTAGTGACCGCTACAACCCCGTAATCCATGCAATTCCAAAATTGTAGGTTAGGTAACGACATATCAGGTTCGGGCGCTTCCGGGCGCGATAAGAAGGCACTGATGGGCAATTTGTCGTACATTGCAGCATACTCTGGTAAATATGTTTCAAAGTAAAATGCTCTTCCAGGAATACTCTTACAACTGACCCATACACCTTTTACATATTCCCCATGACCACTCTGGTGATCAGTTAGATATTCTTTTCGGACCCATACTTCAACAGCCGGTAGATTACAAATCAAAGCAGCCATAGTGACACTTTCAGGTGGAGTTTCCGGTTATTTAGTTTTAATACCCAATAAAAAAGCGCCCCGTAGGACGCTCTGAATATTACTTACCTTGACCTCGATAAACTTTCTTTTTGTTATTACGAGAAGTAGCAGAATACTTAGTGTGTTTTCCATTACCTTGCCGAGATTTCTTGGGAGTTGCCTCGATGATATCTTTATCAGCATTAAAACGTACAGCCATAATTAATCCTCAAATACTTGTTCTAATTTAATGTTCATAGGGTCGAGTGAAGCAGCAGGATCTTCATAGTATGCATCCGCATATAATTGCATTAACTCTGCTGCCGACTCAGGGGAGATGCCCTTTTGTAAGAGTACTCCCTCATAATATACGTTATACAGCATTAGATAACACGCATCTTCTCATGTCCAACACGAATCCGAGGATCACACCAAATCTCAAATCCTTCTTCTTTTGCATCTAGACAGAATGAAACATCCTCTCCACACATATCTTGTACTGCACCAGACTCAAAGACTTGCATCTTAGGAGCAAACCAAGGATACTCAAGATTCTCGAATACACCGTTCTTGATAAGTACCCAACCAAAACCTGTGTAATCAACTGTAAATGGTTTCTTACGCTTAGCCATGGTATCAGATGTCTCATGATTCATCACACCACCATTGTTACGGAAGTCATCTTCCTCTAACCAGTGTGCAACAGATGAAGTCTTCCCATCTTCTGTAAGATACCATCCAGAAACAATCTCTTTCTCGTCACCAGCACCTTCTGCAGGATTTGCTAGATCACATAGTTGCCAGAACTTCTCAGTGTTGAATACAATATCACTATCGATCCATAGTTGATAGTCATAAGGTAACTTACCATCCCAAGGAATCTGCTTAGGACCACGTAGAACGTTTGCACCAAGTACTTTACAACGTGCAAAGTTAACCATTGAACTATAGTCTTGACTAATCTGAATACTCAGACCACTTTGTACTAAGTCAAAACATAGTTGTACGAATGCTTTTAGAAAAGTATATGAACATCCTCGTCCAGGTAGACAGAATACAATCGTCTTACCTCTCATTCGTTCCTTAATTGCTTGATAGTCCCACTCGGGACCTGCTGCCTTTTTCGCCACTTTGGGCGTAGCAGCCTTAACTGTAAATCCTTTAGCCATAAGAGAATAAAAACCTCAAATCAATTCTAACGCTTTATTTAGAGTAAGTCAATAACTTGCCTCTTCATATTGTGGAACTGTAACCTCTTCATATGTTAAGTCGTCTAGTGTATAATCAGACTTCATTAACCCTACAAGGGCGCATACCGTATTCCATGTTGTCTTAAAATCTTCCTCATCAATACAATCTAATATGCATTGATCTTTTGCATATATGTGAAAAACCTTTTCGTTCATTTTTACACTCCGGATATTTTTTAACTAATGGGGTCTTCAAAACACATTATATATCAGCAACCTATTCTAGTCAATTTATATACCAAAAATTTTTTTAATGGATTCGTTATCTCTCTCGCGTTTTTGGTTCGTTGTAGGTTAGGGTAGTTAGGCGTTTTTAACCTAGGGCGGCATTATATAACATTTTATACACACGCATAACTGCTGTTAAGTGATCACGAATAGCAAAAAAGAGGACTGTTAGACAGTCCCCTTATTCGTGTCTCAGTAACTAATAGTTTCAGCGGCACAATTGTCTAAAAGATTTTTAACTTTATCTTGCTGTAGCTTCATCACAATGCTGCTATTCTTGTTTGCTTTGCTGTTACCTAAGAAAGCATTGATTCCGTTATTCGATGTGATTCTCAAGCGTAATCCGCAATCGATTACATTACCTTCCTGAGTTACAAAGTATATGCTTCTAGAAGATTTGCCGCTACCCTTGAGAACAATCTGAGCGCGATCGTTCAGAAGTTTAACAACAGGGTGCTGAGATACTTTGAATCTATAGAGGTTGCAATCCTCTGTGTCGTTGATAACAACATCCATATCCTTATGTGAATCAAACTCTTTGATAAGGATATCTCTCAGATCATCATAATCGATACTATCTAAAGCTAACTCACAAAGGCGGTTAAAGCTATCGCGCATCTTTAAAATAAACTCTTCATCACAGCGGATTGATGTAGGTAACTGACGGAGTTCCTTCATGTTAGATAGGAACGGCACAAAGGTATCACCCAGAGCAGCATTGTGCGCTGTAGTGTTAAACCAATCAAATGAGCCGTTGTTGATACCTTTCTTGCGCTTAATGCTGATTTTGTTATCACCAGCAATGGCGTCTTCTTTAAGCTTAGTACCGCCGCGCTTCTCTACAGTTTCGCTATAGAGATTAAGGTCGTTAAGTAAAGCTACCGTGTTTGCCTCGTTAGCAACACCATCGCGATGAACTTGGCCAGTTGTGTTAAACATAGTGATCGACACTGAGTAAAGAGAAATAAGGGGGTTTAGGTCCCCCTCTGACCTGGTAGGCCTCAGGCGAGGCGCATGGAGGAGAAGAAAGGAACCGTGGCAGGACCGTTGGCGGTGTTCATAGTGATGAACCAATCGAAGGACTTCGCGAAGACCCGCTCACCTGGTAGACCGTTCTCTGCCAGGATTGCATTCAAGCGGCTCTTTGTGGTTGTGGACTGCCAACCGCCATCGAACAACTGGATCCAACCCTCACCGATCTTGGCGATCAGGTTTCCGTGCAGGCGAACCTCAGCCACCTCTGCCTCGAAGGTCACTGCAGTATTAGCGGAGCTCCAGTTGGTGCCGTTTGCGATAGCGGCGTTCATCTGGGTTTCGATCTTACGCATTTGAAGTGGGTTGGTTGCTGATGTTTTAATTATAGGGCCCCAAGGGGCGGAATCAATGGCGCAGTGGCCAGTTAGATCACTGGCCGAAAAGACCGTCGATCGTCTCTCCAATGGTCTTAGACTTTGAAGGCTCAACGACCTCGGACATGGAGTCAAGAGAATTTGCAGCAAACTGCCGCGCCTCGGTGCTGTTCCAGAAGAGGACGCCAACGACAACGATCAGAAGGATTTTCATGGGGTGGTGTTCCTCTCAACATGGCCAATATAGGGCCTAACGCAACCGATTGGCGGAAAGGTGGCCAGCCACTCAACCGTCCACCCTAGTAAATGTTATTAATTATCACCAAACTTCCTTAGAATCTTCTACATAAACTTCCACATTCTCATTCCCTTGAAGATCAAACAACCTGTTATAATCGATGTTTCTTGCTTCAAAATCACTGTAAACATCGAATTCCAAAGTAACACGCACTCTTTGCTTTTGTGCGGTCTGATGTGCAGTAGCAGGCATGGGAGAACTGGAGAGAACTGGGCTAATTATACTGACTCGCGGGGTACAAGTCAAGTGAAAGTATTTATGAGAAAATATAAAAAATCCGGTTGACTTTTTGCGGCGTTCGTGATAGTCTGCTCGCTAAGATCACAAGAACTGAGAGGATTAAAAGGTGCTTAAAAGGTCTCTTAAGTACCTTCGGAGACACTACAGATACCCTTCCTAGGTATTCCACAGGGTTTTCCACAGACTGTTAATAAACGCTCATATATGTTTATAAAGCCTTTTTTAATTGATTTTTAATGTTTTTTAGTATATTTTACCCTATAATCTCTGTTAAAAGTATTCCATCAAGGTGATCAATCTCATGCTGTAGCACTCTCGCATTGAATCCACTTATCGTCTCTATATGAGGTTTTCCTTTGGTATCTCTCCATTTCATCTTAATTGTTTTTGGTCTATCTACCTTCTCAAATATCTTTGGAATCGACAAACATCCTTCATTCATAATAACATTTTCTTCGCTATATTCAAGCACCTCAGGGTTAATGTATATACCTTCTTCAGTAACAACAATTCTCTTCAATATACCTATCTGAGGAGCACTCAAACCAGCAGCGAATTGTTCTTCCATAATATCAACAAGTTTAACACATATACTTCTAATACTATCATCTATGTTATTCACTCTTTTACTTTTTTGTTTGAGAATCTTTAGGTCTTCTCTATCATAGATTGTAAGGATTCTGGACATTGTTTTACATCTCCCCAGTGTCTGATTGTATTACTTATAATAAACATATTTGTGATGAGGTAACTAATAAAGAGGAAAGTACGAACAAATACAATATAATCATCATAAGGTTTAGTCTTCTCATCACTGAAGCTTCCTAATGAATACTTCCATATCTCCCAATACTTTTTCATGATTGATATCTTTAATGTGGGACGATTTCTATTTCTTTTGCACCAGTTTCTTTAATATACTTCTCCCAGAAAATAGCATCTTCTACCTTATAAAACATTGCGCTTCGTTTAGAATAACCTTTCTTTTTTTGATGTTGATAACGTACTTCAAATTTCATGCTGATTGTGATTGTTTGTGGAAAATAAATTCTTGTCCTTGAGTCTTACCCCAAAGAAGTTCATTCGATACTGAATCAAACCCTGCATCTCTTGAATGATACTCTATACCATTAAATGCAATGTAAGTATTCACATATTGCCCCTTGTTAATTAACTCATACCTCTGATTATTTGCGACCCACCAACCATTTATGATTTCACGACTAAACAACATCTCACAAGGGTGTTTTGGGTCATCATCAGTGTATGTAAGCATCAAAATTTTACCGCCGGAACCCTCACTCAATTCATGCAAATTTGTTCGATATGCACTCCCAGGACCATAAACTGTATGATAACTATGAGATTTAATCAAATCATCTTCGACCCAATATGATACTGTAATATACGCAAAATCATGGGGATTAGAATATGCTTGGAAACGATTGTGATATGTTCCTAATAACTGTTCTTTGAAATCATCGAGACTTAACATACTCTAACTCCTTCCAAGCCCATGGATAACAACATACTAAACAATGAACTTTCTTATGTTTTTCAACCTTTGTATACTTACATGCTGGTTTTTCTTTTACAAATATTTCAATCGTAATATATTCAGAATCTACAAAATAGACCCATCCTTCGATGAGTCCTGTCGTACTATTCCATTTTACATAATCATTAACCTTCGGCTGATAACGGGTCATCGGGAACACAAATAAAGGAACAATCTGGGTACAATTCTTGTGCAATGTATTGAGCAAGATGTTGAGTCGGAGAAATAACATCAACCGAAACCTGTAATGAATTTATATCATCAGGTCCAGTGGGTTTAATCGGAATTTCTAACTGAACTCTCCAAACATGTCCCTTTCTTAAATGATGATTAAAATCACAATGTATATCAGCACTCATGTTGTAAACTCTTCAACAATTTTAGACTCAAGATTTTCATTTAATTCTGATAACGCATAAGTACGTGCATTTTGAATGTTTTGACGAAGTTGTGCATAGTGTTGCACATTAAATTCTTTGTCTTGTTGAACAATTAAATCAAAACATTCGTCCTCATCTTCAGCAATTACATTCCATAGTCCACCATATTCAGACTGAGGAAAAGGAACGAAATGTTCAACGATGTAGAAAAACTTGGTCATTGTTTTTTGTAGATTACCTCCAAAGTTTAGTCAAAAATGAACAGAAAGTCAAGGACAATCAGGATGATGTGTGAATTGTTTGCAAATCATTTCATTGCGCTCTTTTAACACATTCAACAATTTTGTGTCCCTTTCTGCTAACCAACTCCCATACATCGATGCACATAATACACCAAGTGTAACCCAAAATAGGTACTTAACAACAATCATGAGCAGTAAAACTCCGCAAGATAATAGTCAACAGTCACCTCATACTTTGCTGCTTCAGATTCAATTTCATTCCAAAACTCTTCATTGACTTTTTCTGCTTGCATTTGTTCTTCTGGGGTGAGCATTGATGTTTGTGAGTGAAGTGTTACTAATTAGACGGCAAGTGCGCCATTGGGGATTTCAACAATCTCAGGAGCTTTAGCATCATCAAATTCATTCATATTGTAGCAGATCCATGCACCATCACGGAAAATATATGCAAACTCTTCATTGTTATTCTTGTTAACATATTCGGATACGTTGTTATCAAGGCGAGGAGGGCAATTCTCACCGCGCTCAGAGTAATACTGAGGACCATATTCTGCTTTTTTTTCAATCTTACCATCAGAATTGCGGAAATTATCATCAGTCCAACAGACTGACATATCGCCACCATCAATTAACTCAGAAGCAAGATCGCGGGAGTTATAGTGAGTTTTGAGAATGCGACCCAACCACTCAGGATAGCCGTCCCAGTGATGATAAACAGAAAGGATAGATTCGTCAACGAGTTGAATACCGATGCGTGAACGTGTGCCCATGATAATTAAGAAAGGTTGGATGATTGAACAGAAGTTAGATAATAATTAACCTCCAAACATGTCGTCGAATAGTTGTTGTCCAGAACGCTCATCATTCTCATATTTCTTTGCATATTGCGCCATGCGTTCTAGTGCTTCAGAACGAGAGATTGACTCGGGGAAGAAATACTCACGGCCTGATGGAGTTGTGTAGCGCATTGGGTTCGTTTCTTTGACTCTTTAATAATACACGAAAACGGGATCAGATCAACCAATAATGGCCACCTTGTAGACCGTCACATCGTAAGAATTGATCATAATTAAGAAAAAAGAGGAGTTACAGTGTGTCGCTTGCAATCGCGATTGCCGACATACTTATCAACCCATCGAATTAATCGATCATTCTGTGCCATAATACCCTTGTGTGTTGTGGGTTTAGTTGGCATCGTGCGGTTGAAGTCTTCGACGTTACCGTCACGATATTCGATGCGAATGTTGTAAGTTGCTGTTGTAGTTTTCATTCAATTACTTGATAAAACCATTGAAACGAAGGTTATCAATCACACCCAAAAGCTGATTGCCGTTTTCACATTTTTCTAACCAAACGATCAGTTGCTCTTTGTTCATTGATTGACGTTGCATGGGTTGAATTCCTTTGACTCTTTAATAATACACGATTTTGATGCCCTGTCTTGATTTGGTGGACAGCTCACCAACTGGTTTAGTTCTCTTTATGTTTGCAGCAAATTCGGGTTATATTGTTTTACCTCGTCAATCAATTCATCATCAGACAAACTATTCAATTCGGCATTTTGCATGTCTACAAAATACTCTTTCAGATCCTCCAATGTCATTTGATCCAAGTCCCACTGAATAAACTGATCTTGTAATTTATCACGATTTATAGTCATTTTACCTCCACCATTTCCTGTTGATACTGCATCATTTGCTCCTCTGTTGCTTCATCCACTTCATCTTGAATTGTCTGATAGATGTAATCAGAATCACCAACTTGATAGAAGATACGTTCAAGAACTAAAGGATCTTCTACGTTGTTATCATAATCAATCTCACCATCTTCATCCTTCAAATGACAATCATTCTT